GATTATATCAGCGTTATGACCTACATCTTTCAACCAAGTTTCAAAGAATCTATTCTTTGGCATATATTGTAATATAGTAGTAACTGAAGGGTAGTATTCCTCATTTCTTGAGTAATATCTATTATCCATGATTGTTACTCTTTTCATCTCTTGATCAACTTCAAGTAGACGTGTTGTTTTCTTCTTAAAAACATTTACATCTTTTTCTATCATATTAACATAATTTTTTTCTCCATTAAGGAAAATTGATTTAAAGGTATTGATTTTTGAATTAAGTTTGTAAATTTTTCAAACCCCATTTCACTTGGGTCTTTCCCTGGGAGTTCTACTAAGTAAACTTCTTTACCTTCATTTAATAACTCTTCACAAAACCTAAGGGCTTGTTTAAGAGCATCCGTGTCTAAAGCTATATATATTTTTTTAACTTTAGGGGATAATAATTTTTTCATTAAATTTGATTGAATGTTTTTCCCTAACAGAGGAATAACATTTCTTTTAATAGCAATAGCATCAAAAGGACCCTCACATAATATTATAGGTAGATCCCAATTAATAAATATCTCAAAAGGTATAACATTTCTTGAGGTATCTGGGTTTTTATAGGTTTGAAATGTATCTTTTTTAAAGGTTCTGGATGTGAAGTAATTTAATTTACCTATTGAATTATAAGAGGGTATGACTATCCTATCAGCATAGGGACCATATTCACAATAACCAATATTATATTTTAATATATCATCTTTACTTATATTTCTTTTCTTTAAGTATGCTAGGGCATGTCTAGATATAATATCATTATTACCTATAATATTTTTATATTCTTTAGGGAGTTCTAAGACTTTATCCTCTACTTCAACATCAACTACCTCGTAACCAGATTTAACTAGTTTTTGTAACTGAGAGAAACATTCTGAGGGGGCTTTGATTTGTTTTAATAAACTTCTTAATTTTCTGCCTTTTTTATCACAGGCCCAACAATGCCAAGGATTATTACCTTCTCTATTGTCTGTAAAGTTAACTTCTAATTTAGGTTTATGGTGATTGCAAAAAGGACAATTATATGAATGATTACCTTTTGATGTTCTTTTCCCAGTACCTAATACAGAGTTAACTAAACTTACTAAGAGTTCATTTACCATGCTGTTAATATATATAACTTATCTTAAGTATCAAAGTCTTTTCTAAAGAACTTTCCAAGTATATTATCATTAAACCAAGTATCCTCTTCCTCTAATACTCTATAAGTAAATAGAGCTTGAGTTTCATAATAGGTAAGGAGTTTTTTAGTTGTACTTAGAATTAGTATTTCCCTTTTAAAATTTTCTAAGGGTTCTTTTTGAATTAATTCTAGTAAAGGTTTATTAGATCCATAATAACTTTTCCAATCAGATTCTTTTTGTAGTATCTTATATGTGGGTTTACGACCTTTCATACCCTCATACATTAGTAAATCTTTCTTTGTTAATTTAGTTTTTTTATTATGTATTAAAACTTTTTTACCTAGGTAGGATTTTTTAGAGGGGATATGGGTTATTTTATAAATAAACCCATAAGTATCTTCAGAGAAGTCATCTTTAGAAGTGATTTCTTTATTTTTATATATCCAATTCATCTTAAGGGATTGAAGAAGTTATTAAAAGTATAATTATGTGTCTAAGTTAATAATTATATTAATATCAGTAGTTGATGATAGGGGTAAGGGTTGTGCTAATTTTGCTACGGCTAATAACTCTTTATTATTATTATATAAACCTACAGTTGTGATGTATGGGGAGAAATATGATCCAGTAGCAAAATCGTTTACAACACCACTATTTGAACTACTAGATATTATTGTTGGGTTTTGTGAGTAATTATATTCGTTTTCTCTTATATTACATTTATATTGATTTTCATATATAGTTATACTACTATTAAAAGAACAAGTTATATCCGGGGAAGTGGTAAAATCATTAATAAAATTAATATCATCAACTCCATAATCTGCAGATCCATAGTTCACAAACCCATAACCAATATTTCCAGAAATACCCTTATTGGTGATAATTACCATTCCATGTTGGTAGATAATATCTCCTACTTTTTTACTCCCAGAGAGTATATTTCCTTCACCATCATCAAATAAAGTGGTATCTTTTAATGTTAGAGAAAAGGTATTTGGTTTAATATGTTCTCCAAAGAGATTTGAGGGGATTGAAAATACCCCTATGGTTTCATTTGAGCCTGTAGGAAAATACCTACTAGCGGGTAAAGTAGTGGATAGGTAATTATAATAATTAGGTGTATATTGGGGGCCTGTTATGGTTCCATCTTCATTAAAAGATGCAGTTCCCACAGGGGAGCCATCATCTCCCTCAAGAAAATTTGAATAATATAATTCTCTAACAGATCTATAAATTAGGAATTGATCTTGGATTGCAATTTCACCTGTAGGATTAGAGCCTGATGTCCAAAGGGTGGGTTCTAAATTTTTTCCTAGAAATCTATCAATACCAGATCCAGTTAAAGCTGCAACTCCATTATAAGTAAATGATTTATTTACCTCAAAGGGAGAAGTTATTATATCAGATGTAGTAAAAGGTTTGTAAGCACTCATTCATCTTAAAAATCTAATTTAACTCTAACTAATGCTTCTTTTGTAAAATCCTTAATTAGAGGTCTTGAAAGTTTTGCTATTGATAGTAATTCATTTGAATCATTATATAATCCAATAGAGGTAATGTATGTTTGAGGATTATTTATAAAATTATCATAAATTACCTCACCAGTTGATCCAGAGATAAATGTTGGGTTTTGGGTGTAATTAAATTCAGAATTTCTAGCTCTAACAAATATATAATCTGAAGTTATAGTTTCTTGGGAGTTTAATCCAAAGCTTGCTCCTAAAGTTATTGAATTATATAAAGTAGTATTATTTACTCCATTTGTTGAGTTTGCAGTCCTAAGAGTATCAACATGAATTGATTGACTAATTGCTGATGGGTTTAATAAGATAGTTCCTAATTCTGGAAATACTAACCCATATGAACCTGAATTAGTTACATATCCATCATTTGAGTAAGCTGAGCCATTTGATCCTGATACTAATTGAAATACTCTAGAAGATCCTATAAAGGTGTTTACTAAGACGTCTTTTGAGTTATCTGTTAGAGATATGATTCCGTTGGAACCAGATAATTTTAGATTTAAAGAGCCCGGGAATAAGGATTCTTTATATCTTGCTCTTTCCATGGATAATACCCAAAAATTTTCTGCTGTAATAACATTATTTTCAGTACCAAAGATAAAACTTGAATTTTCATCTTCTAATATTAATGCTCTATATTGACCATATGTTGATAAAGAGGGGGATTTACCTATTACAGCTGCGTTATAATATTCACTACCACTACCTTCCACATCAGCATAAGCTATATCAAATTGAGTAATTGAATCTGCTTCTGTAGATGCAGTTTGGTATACTGATAGATAGAAATTACCAGATGAACCAGCGGCTTGGACCGAGGATGTATAAAATTCTGTTAAGGTTGGAGAATCTGTTGACCATAAAGTTGAAGTGATTGAATCACTACTTACAATAAAATCCTCAGTATCAAATCTTTTAAAGCTCATTTATTTATATTTTATGTTGTTAGAGTTATAGTTATTGGGATTGTTATTCTAGCCCCACTATCTAAACCTATAACTGTTAAAGTAGCAGCTATGCTTGTATTAGTACCAAATAAAGTATTTACAGTAGTTGCTCTTAAATTTATTTGAGTACCTATAATTGTTTTAGAAACATTAGTTCCAATAGTAGTAGTAGCATTTACATTAGCTTCATTTGCGGCTTCAGTATTTACACCTACCCCACTAAATGTATTTAATAATCTAACATCTGAAATTGTAGCTGAGTATCCACTGGTTTCAAAGGCTTGGGCATTTCCTAAATAACTTAATGTTTGAGGAGTTATTGCTAAACTAGCTCCTTGTTTTAGAGTAATAGCAGAATACCCTAAATCTAATACTGGAAGTTTTGCTGTTCCTCTAGGCAAAGTCGTTAATTGATATTTCATTGCTTGAGTTTCATCTGGAAATGCTTCTAGCAAAGGCATATTATCTATTGCTTCTCCATAAAATGAAGAACCTGAAGGATGTGTTGGGTTGTATAGGGTGTAATCTATTTCATCATCCGCTAATGAAAATTGGGTAATTCTAAATGTACCGTCATTTTTGGCCATTAATTCCCTTCCTTTTTTAGTTAAAATAGCATCTACTGTTACTACTTGGTTATTTAAATATCCCATTTTTTATTT